GGGGCTTCTTTGTACCCGAAAACGACAGCCAAAGCCATGAATAGTGATGGTCAGGTCATAGTTGAACCCATGCCGGTTGAAATCGTCTCAGATAGGCTGCAATCGGTTTTTGAACCGGTCACAGAGCCTAGAATCCACTCACCGCTCAATGATTTGCCTACACGCGGCTTTGAGCTGATTGATTTTGCTGAACAGATCATTGAAGGCGGCTTTATGCCGTGGCAAAAGTTTCTGGCCGAGCATTCTCTCAAGATAAAACCTGATGGACGCTACCATCACCCAATCTCGGTGGCCACAGTCGCACGCCAAAATGGCAAGAGCACTTACATGATGGCCAGAATCTTGATGGGACTTTTTCATTGGCAAGAATCTTTGCAAGTCTCCACAGCTCACCGGCTGGTCACATCGCTTGAGCAATTTCGGGCAATCGTGCAAATTGTGGAAAGTCATGATGATTTGGCCAAGCGGGTAAAGCGAATCAGGTGGCAACATGGAGCCGAGGAGATAGAAACCTTGGAAGGATCGCGTTTTATCATCAAAGCTGGTGGATCGGCTGCTCGAGGATTAAGCAAACCCGAAAGCATCCACATGGATGAAATTCGAGAGCTGCACGACATGGAAACATTTGCCGCAATGCGATACACATTGATGGCCGCCAAAAATCCACAGGTCAATTGCTTTTCCACGGCCGGCGATAGTCACAGCATTGTGCTCAACCAATTACGCGAGCGCGGATTGGCGGCAGCTAGTGGTGCTCCCGATAATGTAGGTTATTTTGAATGGTCGGCACCGACTGATGAAATTTCATTGGAAAATGCAGCTTTTGCAAATCCGGGCCTCAACATAACAATTCACCCCGACAATATCCGAGCCGTTTTTAATGATCCTGCCGATGTAGTGCAAACCGAGGTTTTAAATCGTTGGGTTCAGACAATCTCCAGCGTTATTGGTGCCAAAGAGTGGCAAGCCTGTGGTGATGAAACAATTGACCTCGATATTGACAAGCTGACATGGATGGCAATTGATATTTCACCGGACAGAAGAAATGCAGCACTTGTGGGAGCGCAAAAGCTTGGATCAGAAAGTTTTGTTATAAAGCTGCTTCACACATGGGAAAACACGATACAGCTAGATGATCGCGCAATTGCAAATGATGCAGCGGCTTATTGCCGAAAATATCCTATTGAGTATTTGCTTTACTCACGGCGTACAACAGGCGCTATTGCGGCGCGTATGGTGCCGGCCGGTATCCCAATTCACGACATGGATTCGGCTTACCCGCAAGCCTGTGATGAATTATTGGGTGCAATCAACTCTGGTCGCTTAAAACATCGAAATCAATCAACGCTGACTGAACAAATGCTTTCAGCTGTGCGATTGCGTAAAGGCGATGGTGGATGGGTTATTGGAAGGCGTGCCAGCGGAACGGCCGTGGCCGCCGCCGTGGCCGCAGCATTATGCACGCACTTCGCGACACGCCCAGAAACCGAAATAGACATTTTAGTGGGTTGATGCTTGACATTTTGAGAAAATGGGTGCATGGGATTATTTGACCGCAAACGCACCATTGAAACAATCGCGCCAACACGCGGTGCTGATGTTGCTGCACAAATTGGGCCAGCTCCAACACTAGATGCGTTTTATCCATTTGGTGGAGCTGATTATTTGGCAACTCGAGAAGAAGCTATGTCTGTGCCAGCCATCGCTCGCGCTAGAAACATGATCTGTAACTCCATTGCAACAATTCCGCTTATTACACGAGATAAAGCTACCGGCACAATTATTGACCAGCCAATTGTCATTGATGATCCGGATCGCAGAGTGCCGGGAGCTGTTAGTTGGGTATGGGCGTGCGAGGATTTATTATTTACGGGATTTTCATATTTTCAGGTAATGTCGCTTTTTGCCGACACATTCAGAGTAAGAGAAATGTGGCGCGTTGCTCCTAATCGTGTTGGTGTTTTCTTAAACGATAAAGGCACGCAAATTGAGTATTACACAGTTGATGGAATGCAAGTGCCAGATACCGGCGTTGGATCGCTTGTTGTGTTTTACGGCAATGATGAAGGTTTATTAAATCGAGCCGGTCGCACAATCAGAGCTGGTGCAGAGCTTGAGCGAGCAGCCGCAATGTATGCACGCGAACCTGTACCATCAATGGTTTTGAAATCTAATGGCACAGCATTGCCAGCTGACCGCATTGCAAAATTGCTTGATGCTTGGGGGGCAGCGCGAAGAAATCGCGGAACGGCATTCCTTAATGCGGACATCACAATGGAAACTGTTGGCTTTACACCGGAGCAAATTGGCCTAAACGCAGCCCGGGAAATAATTGCAACCGAACTAGCCAGAGCCGTTGGCATTCCGGCTTATTTTATTGACGCGCCGACTGGATCATCCATGACCTATCAAAACGCCCAAACGGCGCGCCAAACTCTTTTGGATTTCTCGTTATTGCCGTTAATGAACAGCTTGACCAGCCGACTTTCAATGCCAGATTTTACGCCATCAACACAGCGCGTTGAATTTGATTTAAAGGCTTACCTACGCGGATCAGAAAAAGAGCGTGCAGAGATTTACAAGATTTTGTTCGACATCGGAGCAATCACTACCGATGAAATTAGACAAATGGAGGATATGATCTCATGAAGCTAACAACACCGATGGAAATCACGGCAGCTGATTCTGATTCAAGAACAATCACCGGTCGCATAGTTGCATTCAACGAGCAAGCAAATGCAAGCACAGGCAAGGTTACTTTTGCCCGTGGATCAATTGTGCCTCAAGATGTTTTTTTAAACCTTGAGCATGACAACACACGCAGAATTGGAAAGAGCATCGCCATGAGTGTTAATGACAAAGAAATGACAGCGACTTTCAAAATCGCAAACACCACAGCCGGAACGGATGCACTTGTTGAGGCAATGGATGGTTTGCGCGATGGTTTCAGTATTGAATTAGCGGTTGATAATTATGAAATGCAAAAGGATGGCACTATGAAAGTTTTGAATGGCCAGCTTAAAGGCGTGGCACTTGTTACCGAACCAGCCGTGCGATCTGCACGCGTTTCAGAGGTAGCAGCATCAGAAGATTCTGAAACTGAAACAGTTACAGAGACAACAAACCCAAATGAAGGAGACAAAGTGGATAACACTACCGAAAACACCGCTCCTGCCGCTGAACCGGTAGAGGCTCCAGCTGAGGCTGTACAGGCATCACGACCTGCCTATTACACAGCTCCACGATCACCAATTGTGTCAAAGGTTTCATACCTTGAGCACTATCTAAAGGCAACAATTCTTCATGATGAAGATTCACGCCAATACATTAAGGCCGCCGATAATACAACTGGCACAGCTCCAGGAATGGTGCCAACGCCTCAAAGCACACAGGTTGTTAATGCATTGGCTAACGCTGATCGCGGAATGATTGATGCGCTAAGCCGTGAAACGCTTGTGGGCGAAGGAATGACATTTGAAATTCCACGCGTTACAGCTGTTCCTACTGTGGCAAACATTGCAGAAAATGCAGCTGTTACAGAATCATCACTATCAGCAACATTCTTGAGCGTACCTGTTCAAAGCTTTAAAGGCCGTGCAATTTCGACTGTTGAACTCATTGATCGCAGCCGTCCAGAATATCTAACAGCTCTTTTGCAAAATCTTGAATTTGCTTATGCAAAAGTAACTGATGAATTTGCCGTTGGCACAATTGCTGGTGCAGGTCAGCAAACTGGTGTGAATGCAAACTCATCAACAGGATTTTTGGCTTACACCTCTCAAGCTGCTGGTGCTGTTTATTCATCATCACTTGGTTTTGCTCGCAATATCGTTGTTTCTCCTGGACAATGGACAAACATCATGGGTTACAACGACAATGGCGCACCTCTATACAATGCCGCGCAACCTAGCAATGCGGCCGGAAATGTGAGAGGCGATTCATTGCGCGGTGTAGTTTCACCGGGTCTGAACCTCTTTGTTTCACGATCCATTGGCAACGCTGGCCCAACAACATCAACCGGAGATTTCTCAATGGTCGTTGTTAATCCAGATGCTTGGACATGGTATGAGTCACCACGCTTTACATTGCGCACAGCAATTCAAAGCGATGGAACCATTGACATTCTTTACTACGGCTATGCAGCAATTGCTCCAAAGATTCCATTTGGCGCATGCTGGAACCAGACCTGATAACTAAAAAATCAAAATCGGTAGCGGTCGCTCCCGAACGCTACTGACACGAAAGGAACCGAGATGCCAGCAATAGTCACAGCCGCACAGCTGAGGTCAATTCTTGGTGTCTCGGTTTCTTTATATTCTGACGCACAGCTTGATTCATTCATTGATTCAGCCGAGCAAACGATTCTGCCTTTACTTACGCAATACCAATCATCGGTGACATTTGCCAATGTGGATAATGCCGTCATTTATTTCACAACTATCCGGCCAAATTATTTTGTGCCGGGGCAATCTGTCATTGTTACCGGGGCCGGAACATACAATGGCACTTACACAGTCACCGATGATCGTATTGAGCCTTACACATTTACAGCTGCAACGGCGGCGGCTGATCGCACATATCCATTGCCATTTATTCCAAGCGCATTGGCTACATTGAGCGGATCATCAGCTGCACAGCTTTATGCCAGCACACCACCCATTGAAAATGCAATTTTGGTCGTTTCGGTCGAGATTTTTCAAAGCATCACAGCTCCCGGCAATCAAATTATGTCAGACACATTCCAGCCGCAACCATTTATTTTAGGCCGAAGCCTTACAAATAGAGTCGTTGGGTTGCTTGGGCCATTTTTGGATGTTGAGGCAATGTGCCAATGACAATTGAAGCTGACATCAGAACACCATTGCAAACAACACTTTCAACAATTGCAGCCAATGTCTATAATGGCATTCCGGAGACAATGACAAGCCCAAGCATTGTTTTAATCCCGGGAACGCCGTATTTGGAAAGCGTTTTAATCAATGGCGCAACAACTAAAGTTAAAATCAATTTGACTGTAACCGGTGTTGTTGCTTATATGAACAATGCAGCGGCTTTGGACAATCTAGAACAATTGATGATTGACATCATCAGCACAATGCCCGATGGATATGAAGTCGGCGATGTAAATCAACCCCAATCATTGGAAGTCGGTGCGGGTAAATACCTCATTGCCGATTTACAAGTCAGCACCTACTACACCAACTAAGGAGAAATCATGCCAACAACTATCGTGACCGGCAGAGATATCACATTCACCATTGCTGGTGATACTTATGATGCTCAGGCCACATCCGCAATCCTAACTATTGATTCAACAATCAATACATATCAAACTTTGGACGGCAAGGCGTATTTTACGACTGATTCGCAAGGATCGTTTGCTGTTGAAATGCTTGCCGATTGGCCAGCTGGTGGATCATTGTGCAACGCACTTTGGACAGCGGCAGACACAGCACCAAACACACCATTGGCGGTTGTCTTTACAGCTGCATCAGGATCGGTGTTTAATTTTGATGTCCAGCCAATTTTCCCATCAGCTGGAGGCACAGCACCAGATGCACAAACTGTTTCACTAGCATTCACCTGTGTGACCACACCAACACTATAAAAAGGAGATCGGGAGCATGAAATTACCAATAACGATTGAGTTTGTTTCGGGGGATAGCGCAACATATACCGCGCTACCACCGGAATGGATGAAGTGGGAACAGAAAACCGGAAACACAATTCAGCAAGTAGCCGAGAAATTGGGAATTGCAGATTTGATGTTTTTGGCGTATCACTCAATGAAGCGCGAGGCAGCCGGTAAAACTGTTAAGCCATTTGAGGTGTGGTGCGAGACTGTTACGGACATCAGCATGGGAGAAACCGAACACCCAAAAGTTACGAGCCGGGAACAATAAACCGGATTATTTGGGAATTGGCCATCAGCACCGGATTGTCACGATCAGAGTTTCAAACAGCGGAAGATATTTTAACTGTGTATGACATTTTGAGGAGGCGCAATGGCAACTAAATCATCCAGAGACACCGGCACCTTTTCATTTACTGTTGAGCCTTTAGAATTAAAAAATCTATTTAGGCTTTTGTCTGCATTGCCAAAAGAAGTCCAAGATCAAGTCAGAACCGAAGCTCAAACAATGTCAAAAAGGCTTGCAGGACAGTTGATGCAATTTGGCCTTGTATCTCCAACACCGCAAGCAAAATTGGTTATGGATTCAATTACCACACCACGCGACCGGTTAATTCGTGTTGATATTGGTGGCACAAAGCAGGTTGGCCGCAAGTATGGCGGCAAAACAGGCAAAGGTGGCAAGCGCACAAATCAATCACGAGCTGCCGCTGGAACGCTTTTATGGGGATCAGAATATGGCTCCCATCCCGGCATTGATAGAGCTGGTAGAAGATACACAAACAGATTTAAGGCTCCAGCAAATCCAAGCGGTTATTGGATAACACCAGCTGTTGATTTTTACACGCCGGTTGTGGCAAAAGAATATATTGCAATGGTTCAAACACTTATCAGAGCGAACGGACTAGATTAATGGCAAAAATTCCAAAAGTCACAGTAACCTTTGATGCTGATTTAGATTCACTAAAAAAAGGCGTTAAAGGCGCAACAACCGAGGTTGATTCATTTGGAACTAAGGTTGGGGATTTTAGCAAAAAGGCCGCTTTAGCATTTGCTGCTGTGGCCGCTGCCGCTGGAGCTATGGCCATCAAAATTGGCGTGGATGCTGTTAAAGCTGCAAGTGATTTAAGCGAAACAATTTCAAAAGTCAATGTGTTATTTGGTGACACAGCCAAAGACATTGAAGATTTTGCAGATAGTGCAGCATCATCATTAGGCCAGACCAAGCAACAAGCGTTGGATGCAGCTGCCACATTTGCCACATTTGGCAGAGCTGCCGGATTAAGCGGCAAGGATTTATCAGGTTTTTCAACCGGCTTTGTTCAATTAGCTTCCGATCTTGCTTCATTTAACAACACATCACCCGAGCAAGCAATCAATGCAATTGGCTCAGCATTGCGCGGTGAAGCCGAACCATTGCGTGCGTATGGCGTTTTGCTTGATGATGCATCATTGCGTCAAGCCGCTTTGGAATTGGGAATTGTTAGCACAACCAAAAACGCATTGACACCACAGCAAAAGGTTTTGGCAGCTCAAGCTCTAATTTACCAGCAAACATCAGCTGCCCAAGGCGATTTTGAGCGCACTAGCGATGGCCTAGCCAACAAAACACGCATTCTTACAGCTCAATTGGAAAACGCAAAAGTCACTATTGGCACCGCACTTTTACCGATTGTTTTAGAATTGGCAACTTTGTTTTCAGAAAAGGTCATTCCAATTGTGCAACAAGTTGCGGATGCTTTTGGATCAAATGCCGATGGTATGGACGGCACATTGCGTACTTTAGCTGGTGGAATAAAAGGCTTTGTGCAGCCCATTTTTGAAGGATTTAAATCGGCTTTTGACAAAATCAAAGCAACTGTTATTGAAAACAAAGATGAATTTAAAGCATTTTTTGATGTTGTTAAAGCTGCCGCACCCATCATTGGAACTGTGATTGGTAAGGCTTTTAGCATAATTGGAGACATTGCCAGCGTTGTTTTGAATGTTTTTGCAAATGTCGTTGGAGCCTTAAAAGGATTAATTAACACCGCAATTGATCTTGCTAACATTGCAATTCGTGCTGCTAATATTGTCAAACCGGGTGCAGATATAAGTCCGATTTCTAAAATTGGCACATCAGGTTTTGCAACATCAGGCGCACCGGGCGCAATTTCAGGTGGTCGAACAACCGGAAGTGGCACGACTGGTGGTGGAATCACAACCAGCGGAACAACTGGTGGCACAACTGGTGGCACAAACGCAAACACAATTCTTAATGAAGCGGCATCAACAGTCACAAAAGCTGCCGTAGCAACAAAAGCCATCGCTGGTGCATTTACAGATTCACAAAATGCAGCAAGGTTGGCAGCACAAGCCGGAGGCGGTTTTACAGACTCTCAAAACGCTGCACGACTAGCCGCGCAAGGTGGAATTACAATTAATGTCAATGCTCCATCAATTATTGATGAGGAGGCATTTAGTCGCGCAACAGCCAATGCTCTTAATAATTCGACTTTTAGAGGCACCAACGGCGCGGCCAATTTGGTTTATTTATGACAATTTTTAATCCTATTTGGCGTGTGAAAATTGCCGGTATTCAATACACAAATTATGTGTTGGCCAATCTTTCAACGACATCGGGTCGCACAAACATTTATGAGCAAGCAAATGCTGGATATGTAAGCCTGGAGTTAATCAATCTAGATCAATCAAACATTGACATTGAAATCAATGATTCGGTGACTATTGAATTGCAAAATTCCACAGCTACATTTGTGCCAATCTTTGGCGGCACAGTCGTTGATTTAGGCATTGGCATAGCTGCATCAGGTGTGGTCGGAATCAATCAATCGGTTAGAATTACAGCTGTGGGAGCTTTGGCCAGATTGCCAAAAGCCTTAACCGATGGCGTATTGACACAGGATTTTGATGGCGATCAGATTCTTACCATTCTCACAGATTTGTTAATCAATTCATGGAATGAAGTGCCGGCAGCTTTGACATGGGCAACCTATGACCCAACAACCCAATGGCAGGATGCTGAAAACACAGGCTTGGGCGAAATTGACACACCCGGCAGCTATGAATTGGCGCAGAGGTCATCATCAACCATTGATGTGTATTCATTGGTGTCAGCTTTGGCAACATCAGGATTGGGTTATATTTATGAAGATGCTCAAGGCCGCATTTCCTATGCCTCGGCAGATCATCGCTCAATCTATTTGGCCACAAACGGCTACACCGATGTGTCAGCAGCTCAAGCACTCGCCAATTCACTATTTGTGCAAACTAGAGCTGGTGACATTCGAAACGAGATTGTGCTCAAATATGGCACAAATTCAAACTCGGAGGTTACAGATAGCGATGCTGCATCCATTTTGGCTTATGGCAAACTAGCTCAAATCATCACAACAACAGTCAAACATCAAAATGATGCCGAAGATCAGGCAGCGTTTTATCTAACGCTAAGAGCCTACCCACAGGCCAATTTTAACCAAATTACATTTGAGCTGACAAACTCGGAAATTGATGATGCTGACCGAGATGCCTTGATTGGCATCTTTATGGGCTTGCCTTTACGCATTACAAATTTGCCACTCAACATGGCCTCCGGCACATATCTTGGATTTGTTGAAGGCTGGTCATGGCGTGCCTCCTACAATTCGGTATCAGTAACCGCTTTACTTTCACCATTGGCATTTTCATTGCAAGCCATGCAATGGCAAGATGTCGCAATTGCAGAACAATGGAACACAATTAGCGGAAGCCTAAATTGGGCAGATGCCTTAGTCGTAGCGTAAGGAGAAAAAATGAGCAATCCAACAACCCCGTTTTCGTGGCAAATGCCTACGGCAACGGATTTGGTTACAGATTTGCCGGCAGATTTTGAGGTGTTTGGACAAGCTGTTGCCACATCAATGGCCGATCTATTAGGTGGCACATCGGGCCAGATTCTTGCAAAGAATTCAAACACCGACATGGATTTTGTGTGGGTCACAAATGATGTTGGTGACATTACCGCGGTGACTGCCGGTACAGGTATCACAGGCGGTGGCACATCAGGTGCAGTCACAATTACAAATGACATGGCAACAACAATCACGGCATCGGGTGACATTGTTGTTGGTACTGGTTCAGGCACTTATGACAATTTGCCAATTGGCACAACTGGTCAAGTTTTGACTGCTGATACCACAGTTTCACCATACAAAGTCAAATGGGCTGCTGCATCAGCTGGCGGAACTTTTTCCGCGTGGACACCAACTTGGACTGGTGTGACAGTAGGCAATGGAACAGTTACTGCACAATATGCAGAAGTAGGAAGTTTAGTTTATGGCATC